TTACTTCGTGTAGCTATTTCGAATGGTACGCAGAATGACACGCCCGTTTGGCTCTTCGCCATCGCCCTGAATGACAGAGAAGGTGTTTCCATCAAGGCATTTATCAATTCTTTTTTGACCTAATTCTGTAATACGCCAGGAGGCATCCGCAGCTTTTTTATAATCATAATCGTTGACTTCAGTGTTATCTTTAGCATGGATAACAATCCTGATTCCCTCTGTTTCCCATACTTTATCTTCAAAATCACGTACTTTCATTTTTAATCCCTATTGCTGTTTTTCGTCTAAATAATCCTAAGGCCCCTTTAGATGTTAAAACCTAAACAATCCTTTAAATGCTCAGGAGCCAAGTGAGAATAACGCATTATTATCTTAATGTCTCTATGGACGAGCATTAATGTAGAACTAATGAGTTTCCACCATTCATCATAAATCGACTGGTAAAAGTGTGCCGTACCATGCGGGTGAGTTGTCGTGCTGGTAATTCTGTGTGTGCTCTTTCCAGTACAGCTCGAAACATGCAATAACATGCCCTAACAGATGATCTTTTTTATCCCGGCTAAGGCGGCATAAAGTTCTTTATCGATTAGAACGATGTTTTTTTCTGTCATATATTGTGATTTATACGATTTTATATTCGTGGGCTGGCTTTTTCTCATGTTTACCGCCTCAACAAGGGAGTGTTATTGAAGACAGACTATGATTACGTCTTCTGAACTCTGTGCAATTTGTTGCCGTCTATCTGCTGAAGTTGAGGCGCTTAAAGCAGAAACAAAAAAGCCACCCTTGCGAGGTGGCTTAATTATATGATTTTAATGCTAAAATTTGGTGGCCCCTGTTGGGTTTGAACCAACGACCAAGCGATTATGAGTCCCAAACTTAAAGCTTATAAAACAATAAGTTACTTTGATTTCAACGCCTTGCGCCGTCGAATAGTGGGGAATATGAAAGCATAGTGAATAGGTTTGCTGCCATTTTGCTGCCATCAAATCAGATTTAAGGGGTTGTACTCCACTGCTTCTGTCAGATGGTCTGGGGCGAAATGAGCATAGCGCATCGTCACCTTAATATCAGTGTGTCCAAGGATACGCTGCAGTACAAGAATGTTACCCCCGCGCATCATAAAGTGGCTTGCAAATGTGTGCCGTAGAACGTGTGACAGCTGCCCGTCAGGTAGCTCAATCCCCGCTCGCTTAATTGCCCCACGAAACGCAGAATAGCACCCCGTAAAGACTGGTTTTGATGTTCTTACTTTTGGGAGTATTTCGTAAAGCTCATCACTTATTGGAACGGCGCGGTTTTTCTTGCCCTTGGTTTTGATATAAGTGATTTTGCCGGGGCTTATTTGCTTGCCTGTCAGTGACTCCGCCTCGCCCCATCGTGCTCCGGTTGCAAGGCATATTTTTACGATGGTTACTAAATCTACCGCTTTGCTTTTCTCACACTCTGCCAGCAGTTGCTTGACTTCTTCGACTGTTAGCCAAGCCAGCTCTGCCTCGTCTATTTTAAATTCCCGGACGTTTTCGAGCGGATTGGGCGCGCTCCAGTCATCCAGTCTTTTCAGTTCGTTGAACATGGCGCGGAAATACGCCAGCTCAAGATTGACAGTACGGGGAGTCACTGCTTTTACCCGATCTGAACGTGTAATTTTCCCGCTTAAACGCTGTTCACGGTAGGTTGCAAAAAGTTTGGCGTTAAATTCAGTGGCGAGAGGGTTTCCCATAGCAAAGCAGGCAAATTCCATTGCACCTTTACGCTTGAGGCCATCAGAGAGTGTAACGCCATGTGCGTTGAACCAGGTTTCAACAAGATCAGTAACTCGCCGCTTATCTGCTTTTTCTCCTAACCAAGGCTTGTCCTGCGCTTGATCCTTAATGTGACGCTCAAAGGCCATGGCTTCGCCCTTGGTGGCGAATTGGCGACGGATGCGCCGCCCATCCCTACCGTTGGGGAAGACCTGAGCCTGCCACTTACCATTAGCTAACTTTGAGACAGCCATAATCAGTTTTTAGAGCAAATTCGCTTTGATTTACTGATAGTGCCGTCATTGCAAACAAATTTGCCATCAGATGTGCAGTGTGAGACGCCACCTTTTTTCCCAGAGCATGGGTAATTGCGTGCATATGATGGCTGTGTTGCCAAAAACACTAAACCTAACGTAACGATTGCCATTAATTTTTTCATGCTAGTAGCCTTAACTTATTTCCGTATAAAGTCGAATTCGCTCATTCTGTAAATGCTGTTTTGCTGATCACCCTACCGTTAACCTCAATATCCGATGGGGTGCATTCAAAGGATGCGGGACCATTCTCTACACGTAAGCGTCCGCCAGGAAGGCGATAAACTTGCCTGATGCTCAGAAAACCATCTAATTTAATCAACCAGATTCCATCGTTGATTTCTCCCCTGAACTCATCCACAAGATAGAAAGCCTTTTCAAACTTCACCAAGAACGGAGCTGTTGTATCTGGGGGGATAAGGCAGGAGTCATAACGGACCTGTTCAGATGATGAGTAAATCCCGTTTGAGATTTCTTTTAATTGCAAAAGCAATCCATTGTCATTGATTATTTTTGTGGTGGGAGTGCCTTGTCCTGTAGTTAACCAAAGCATGGATGCACCTGTATCAAGATGGCAGGCAATGAGCCAGTCATGCGGAAAAGTATCGCGCATCCAACGGTTTGCCATAGTGCTCTGGGATACCCCAAGGTGATCGCACAAAGCCTGTCTGGTACTGAATCCATAGGCCTGGAGAATACGAGTTATCGCTTCCTTCCCACCACTTTGAGATGGGAAATTGTATTCTGAGATCGCGAGAGGGGTCTCTTTTGTGTTTGACATATTTAAAATGCGATCCTATCATCGGTTTTGTGGTGTTCGGAATGATTGCGAATAGTTCCGAATAGTGAAGTTTTTAAACACAAACTGAGGAATAGTGCATCATGAAAAGCAATTTTTCAATGCGCCCCAGCATCAACCTTGTGGTATCTGAGCCATTCATCACACTGGATGAGTTCTGTCGCCGTACTGGTTACAAGCCTAGTTATGCCCGTCAAATGATCCGGGAAAACCGCCTGCCCATCAGGAAAAAAGCCGGAGTTAACAGCCTTATCGAAATCAACATGTTCGCGTTGACGATGGAAGCGGCCCAAGGCTGCGAAGTCGCAATGCAAGCCTGATAGTTCCATTTTGGGATAGAAAAGGATTTACATCATGTTTGATTATCGTGTTTCCAAACATCCGCATTTTGACGAAGCCTGCCGGGCTTTTGCGCTGCGTCACAACATGGCGAAGCTGGCAGAACGCGCGGGAATGAACGTCCAGACGCTGCGTAACAAGCTGAACCCGGAGCAACCGCATCAGCTCACTCCATCGGAAATCTGGCTGCTTACCGATCTTACTGAGGACTCCACGCTGGTTGACGGTTTTCTGGCGCAGATTCACTGCCTGCCATGCGTACCGATGAACGAAGTGGCAAAAGAGAAGCTGCCGCATTACGTCATGAGCGCTACTGCTGAAATCGGACGTGTTGCTGCCGGTGCCGTATCGGGTGATGTGAAAACCACCGCAGGCCGCCGCGATGTTATCAGCAGCATTAACTCTGTTACTCGTCTGATGGCACTGGCTGCCGTTTCGATGCAGGCGCGTTTGCAGGCTAACCCGGCGATGGCAAGCGCGGTGGATACCGTGACGGGCCTCGGTGCTTCGTTCGGTCTGATCTGAGGTGGTTATGCTGACTAAAGAACCATCTTTCGCGTCACTTCTCATAAAGCAAAGCCCGGCAATGCACTACGGTCATGGCTGGATCATGGGGAAAGATGGCAAGCGCTGGCACCCGTGCCGCTCTCAGGATGAACTGCTGGCTGACCTGTCCACAACCAAACAGGGGAAATCATGGCTATTGAAGGCGCTACGGCGACTGTTCCATTAAGCCCCGGTGAACGCCTGGATGGCCTGAACCATATTGCGGAATTGAGGGCTAAAGTGTTTGGTCTGAATATTGAGCCGGAGCTTGAAAGGTTTATTAAAGATATGCGCGACCCACGCGACGTAAATAATAAACAGAATGAGCGGGCACTGGCAGCCATTTTTTATATGGCAAAAATTCCGGCAGAACGTCACGGCGTCAATATTAGTGATCTGACTACTGACGAAAAGCGGGAACTGGTGAAAGCAATGAATCATTTTCGTGCAGTGGTGAGCTTATTTCCCAAACGGCTAACCATGCCGAATTAATCCACAACAGAAATTAATGGCGTAAACCCGCCGGGCTTCTTATTACCCAAATTCAGGAGAAACAACGATGCGAAATATTGAAACCCGTACCACTAAAACCGGACCAGATGATGCTGGGCTCAACCTGCTGCTGACTGAGGCACGCAAAGAAGAACGCCGTGGACGCGCAGATGTGATGGCTGCGCGTCTGGATTCTTTAGCTGCTCGTATCGTGTCACGTCAGCTTAACCACACGGAAGCGGCTGAGCTGCTGCGTCAGGAAGCTGTGAAGATTCAGAACGAAGCGCAGGAGATCCACTGATGGCTGATTCAATGGACCTCGTACAGCAGCGCGTTGAAGAAGAACGCCAGCGGCACATCCACACTGCCCGCAATAAGGCGCCGGGCGTTTCCCGTGTGCTCTGCATTGATTGCGATGCGCCGATCTCGCCAGCTCGCCGCCGCGCCATTCCGGGCGTGCAGTGCTGCGTCACTTGTCAGGAAATAGCAGAGCTGAAAGGCAAACATTACAACGGAGGTGCTGTATGAGCACTATTCTGAAATGGGCGGGAAATAAAACCGCCATCATGCCGGAACTGAAAAAACACCTTCCTGCTGGCCCGCGACTGGTTGAACCTTTCGCGGGTTCATGCGCTGTAATGATGGCGACAGACTATCCTTATTATCTTGTTGCGGATATTAACCCTGACCTTATAAATCTTTATCAGGTGATTAAAGAAGACGTTAACAGCTTTATTCATTTGGTAGAGCGTATTTTCTCCAAGTTCACTACGGAAGAAGATTATTATAAATGCCGCCAGTTTTTTAACACTGTACCCCTGGAGCCAATAGAAAAGGCAGCTTATTTCCTTTTCCTTAATCGTCATTGTTATCGCGGTTTGTGCCGTTATAACCAGCGCGGTCTTTTCAATGTTCCATATGGTAATTACAAAAAGCCTTATCTGCCTGTCGATGAAATACGTGCATTTGCTGAAAAGGCTGTGCGCGCGACGTTCATCTGCGCCAGTTATGACGAAACGCTGGCAATGCTGCAGGCGGGTGATGTTGTCTACTGCGATCCGCCTTATGACGGTACTTTTAGCGGTTATCACACTGCCGGGTTCTCTGATGATGACCAGTATGATTTGGCATCTATTCTGGTGCGCCGGTCATCAGAAGGCCATCCGATCATCGTGTCCAATAGCGACACCCGCCTGATTCGTTCGTTTTATCGAAAATTCACCCTTCACCGCATCAGCACAAAACGCAGCATTGGCGTTGCCGCGGGCGAAGGGAAAAAAGCTGACGAGCTCATTGCGGTTCTTAAACCAAAGATGTGCGTAAGCGTCGATCTAGGTGGCCCTGATTGCTCTGTTGTATGGAAGGTGCCTGCGTGAAAGGGGCGCAGCTCGGGGCCCATCATTTTCACGGGACGCCTGTTTGGGGGAGTGCCGGTGATGTTCATCGCATTGCGGTGAGCGGAGCCGGTGCTTTCGTTTCATATGTGCGCCCGGACCAGATTGCAGCATCTCTCAATTTTGCCGCCGCAGTGGGTATTGATAACGGAGCATTTTCAGCATGGATGCGGGGCCTGGTTATTAACTGGTGCGAATTCTATGAGTGGCTGCTTGGCTATTACCACCATCCTAAAGTGGCTTTTTTCGTGATCCCTGACGTTGTGGAGGGGGGAGAAAGTGATAACGATGCACTGATTCGTCAGGTTCCTCGCATGTTTCGGGATAAGGCGGCTCCTGTCTGGCACCTGCACGAATCTATAGATCGTCTGGTTGAGCTTTGCCGCGAATGGCCCCGGGTTTGTTTTGGGTCATCTGGAGAATATGCGGTTATCAGGACAGAGCGCTGGCATCGTCGTATGCAGGAGGCTTTCGAAACTATTTACTGCAAATATACCTTTCAAACCAGAGTTCACGGCCTGCGTATGCTGGATGGGCGTGTGATGGGCAATTATCCACTCGCCACCGCTGACAGCACGAATCTGGCCTGCAATGTTCCTAAATTCAACTCTAAATATCCTGAACTAACCAGGGCTATCCGCGAGGCTGAGTATTCACGCGGTCTTAGCGAAAAAGAGCTCAAAGCCGTAATTTTGAAAAACCGTTGCGCCATTCTTAAAGGCGCTATCGAGGCAGTGCGGCCGCCCTCTATCTCTGAATGGTCCTCAAAAGGGTTGCAGCCTTTCCAGCTTGAACTGGAGATCGCATGAGCAATTACCGCTATTCCTGGAATGCTGAAAAGAAAGCGGTTAATCCTTATCTGGATACAGATAAGCGTGCCACTTCATCCGTGCTTTCAAACCTGATTACTCTCTATGCTGCGGATAACGAGCAGGAACAGCTGCGCCGCGAAGCCCTGAGTAATGAGGTCTGGGATCGCTATTTCTTCAATGAATCCCGTGATCCTGTTCAGCGGGAAATGGAGCAGGACCAGCTGCTAAGCCGCGCCAAAATGGCCCGCGAACAGCAACAATTCAATCCCGATCTGGTCATCGTTGCTGACGTGAGCGCCCAGCCGGCGCATATCAGTAAGCCGCTTCTTGAACGGATTAAATATTTCGAGGGCCTGGGCAAACCGAAGGCATATTCCCGCTATCTGCGTGAAACTATCAGGCCGTGCCTGGAACGCCTCGAGCGCGTGCGTACCAGCCAGATTTCTGCGTCATTCCGTTTTATGGCGAGCCACGACGGGCTGGAGGGCTTGCTGGTCCTGCCCGAAATGAATCAGGAGCAGGTTAAGCGGTTGTCAACCCTGGTGGCGGCACACATGAGCATGTGTCTGGATGCTGCCTGCGGTGAGCTGTTTATGGATGAAGACGTTACGCCGGAAGAGATCCGCCGGTCATGGGAAAGGGTGGCCGCTGAGGCTATGCGCCTTGATGTTATCCCGCCTGCTTTCGAGCAGCTACGCCGTAAAAAGCACCGCCGTAAGCCGGTTCCATACGAGCTTATTCCGGGCTCGCTTGCCCGTATGCTTTGCGCGGACTGGTGGTATCGCAAGCTGTGGCAGATGCGGTGTGAATGGCGGGAAGAACAGTTGCGCGCTGTCTGCCTGGTTAACAAAAAAGCGTCCCCGTATGTCAGCTATGAAGCTGTGATCCACAAACGCGAACAGCGTCGCAAATCACTGGAGTTTTTCCGCTCGCATGAGTTGGTTAACGCCGAAGGTGACACGCTGGATATGGAAGAAGTGGTAAACGCCAGCAGCAGCAATCCGGCGCACCGGCGCAACGAAATGATGGCCTGCGTTAAGGGGCTGGAGCTGATCGCAGAAATGCGTGGTGAATGTGCCGTGTTCTATACCATCACCTGCCCGTCACGCTTTCACGCAACGCTCAATAACGGCAGGCCGAACCCGAAATGGACCAGTGCCACGGTCCGCCAGAGCAGCGATTACCTGGTGAATATGTTTGCCGCCTTCCGTAAGGCTATGCACAAAGCCGGGCTGCGCTGGTATGGCGTTCGCGTTGCTGAGCCACACCATGACGGCACCGTCCACTGGCACCTGCTTTGCTTCATGCGCAAAAAGGACCGCAAATCCATCACCGCGCTGCTGCGTAAATTCGCCATTCGTGAGGACCGGGAGGAGCTGGGCACCAATACCGGGCCGCGATTCAAGTCTGAGCTTATTAACCCGCGCAAGGGGACACCGACCAGCTATATCGCCAAATACATCAGTAAAAACATTGACGGGCGCGGACTGGCGCAGGAAATCAGTAAAGAAACGGGCAGATCGCTGCGCGATAACGCTGAGAACGTAAACGCCTGGGCTTCGCTGCACCGTGTACAGCAATTCCGCTTCTTTGGTATTCCTGGTCGCCAGGCATACCGTGAGCTGCGCCTGCTGGCCGGTCAGGCTGCCAGGGCGCAGGGTGACAAGAAGGCAGGCGCGCCGGTACTGGAAAACCCGCGTCTGGATGCTGTATTGGCCGCAGCGGATGCTGGTTGTTTTGCCACCTACATCATGAAACAGGGCGGCGTCCTGGTTCCCCGTAAACATCACCTTGTCAGAACTGCCTATGAGCTTAACGACGAACCGAGCACCTACGGCGATCACGGTGTTCGTATTTATGGCATCTGGTCCCCGATCATTGAGGGCCGGATCTGCACTCATGCAGTGAAGTGGAAAATGGTTCGTAAAGCCGTTGACCTTCAGGAGGCGACAGCCGACCAGGGCGCTTGCGCCCCTTGGACTCGTGGCAATAACTGTCCCCCTGTTGAAAATTTGAACCAATCAGGGGTTGAAGTACCGGATATTTCTTCCATGGGTGAAAAGGCGCTGCAGGATTACCTGCATGGAATGGGAAAAAAGGAACGGCGGGAGTTGGTTGCTAGGCTCAGGCTGGTAAAACCGAAGCGAAAAAAGGGTTACAAGCAGGATATTTCTGAGCAGCAGCGCCTGCAACTGGAGTATGAGCTGCATTCAAGAGGCTTCAATGTTAGTGAGTATGAGGTGAATTTACTCCTACGCGGCAGCAGCCTTCCGTCTGGGGGAGGGCTGCGCATATTTTACCAGAACGGGCGGCTGCGTGAGGATGATAAATGGCGTCAGTATTACTGACACGTCGGAATTTTTTTCTCTTGTTGACTCATATCAGGTCTTTCTTATTGAAGGCCAAAAAAGCGTTTTACATTTAGAAATTGGTACTATACTGTATATATAAACAGTGTATATACATACAGTTACATTATGTAAGTGGCCGTAAAAGGAGGGAAAATGCAGGATTATCTTTTGGAGTCATTGAAACTTCAGCGCATTGATTTTTTCTTAAAACTGGTGGCGGCAAGCGATTGCAGCGACGAAGAAAAGCGGCTGGCAATCCAGTGGGTTTCTGAGCTGACTGACGAGTTGATGGCAAAAATACATAGCCATGAGTACAGTCGCACAATGGACGCTACCAGTTAGGGGGAATCTATGCGCATTGAAATAATGATCGATAAAGAGCAGATGATAAGCCAGGCAATACTGGAAGCCCTTGAATCCGAGCTTTACCGAAATTTGCGCCCTCTCTATCCAAAAACGGCAATCCGCATATGTAAGGGAAGCGCTAACGGCCTGGAGCTGAGCGGCTTAAAACTGGACGAAGATAAAAAGCGGGTAATGGAGATTTTGAAGCAGGTCTGGGAGGACGACAGTTGGCTGCATTGATACATTTTTTTAGACCAGCTCGCTTAGAGCAGCCCGCTTGCTTTTCGTATCAATTTTGGTCTAAAGACTCGAGATTCTATGCAAAGAGCTGTATACTGATTGCAGTTGAGATGTGGAGCGTATGATGACTGTTAAGGTGATAGACCTTTTTTGTGGGGCGGGCGGGTTGACTCATGGCCTGCAACTTGCCGGGCTTGATGTGGTTGCTGGTATTGACCTTGAGGGGGAATGTCGATTTCCCTATGAAAAAAACAATAACTCAGTCTTTATTGAGCAAGACATAGCGAAGGTCACAAAAGAGCAGCTTCTTGAACTTTATGGTGATTCATCCGTTAAAGTTCTCGCTGGGTGTGCTCCTTGCCAGCCTTTTTCCAAATATACTCAAGGTAAGGACAAAGCAGAAGATAAAAAATGGCCGCTATTATATGAGTTTGAGCGCCTGATTCGCGAGGTTTCTCCTGAAATTGTAACTATGGAGAACGTTCCTGATGTAACGAAACACAAAGTTTATGATGATTTTTATAACTCATTAATAGACTTGGGCTATCAAGTGTGGGCTTCAAAGGTTGACTGTGTAGAATATGGCATTCCACAGAATCGTGCTCGACATGTGCTGTTGGCATCTAAACTTGGAAAAATTGAGTTAGTAAAATCTGAAAATATTCCTCGTAAAACTGTCGCGGATGTTATTCGTGATTTACCGCCATTAGAATCCGGTGAGGCTGATCCACATGATTTTTTACATCGTGCAAGCAAGTTAAGTCCTATTAATAAGAAGCGTATCATTCATTCAGTTCCCGGTGGAACTTGGAAAGATTGGCCTGAGGAATTGGTGGCTGCCTGTCATCTTAAATCCAGTGGTAAGGGCTATGGGAGTGTATACGGCCGTATGTCTTGGGATAAACCAAGCCCAACGATTACAACTCTTTGTTATGGTTTTGGTAATGGTCGGTTTGGTCATCCAGAACAAAATCGTGCGATCTCTTTAAGAGAAGCGGCATTATTGCAAACATTTCCAATGAATTATTCATTTGTTGAAGATAGCTCAAAATTCAACATGAGAAATATTGGTAAAATGATTGGTAACGCTGTTCCTGTCGAGTTGGGGCGAGTTATTGGTCAAGCTATTAAAAATCATTTGAATTAAAACTAAAGCCTGCGATGCAGGCTTTTTATTAGGATGCTAAGTAACCATCGGAATGAATATAATCTTCAATATTGGTTGCTATGGCGTCAAGATATGCAATTACTTCCAATGAAACATTTTCTAAATCTTGATACGATACGTTTTTGCCTATTTCGGAAAATGAAACGTTACCATGCGCAAGATCGTTACGATGCTGTTTAATTGTGCTTAGTTTTTCTCCATGCTTAGTATGAATGTAATCAGATGATGTAGAAAAACCGTAAATTGTGGCTTTTTCCTTTATTTCATCACGATCTATATTGCCTGAGAATAATTTTTTCTTATTAAAAGTACCATAAGAAATTCCACAGGATATACCTTTCGTGAGTCCATTTATGAAATTTTCCACGCCTACGGAATCGCTTTTTAAACGTTTAACTATTTCAGTGCGCAGATTTTTTTTGAGATTGTCAAATTGAACGTTTTTATCATGCAAGGAATCATGAATAAAACAAATCGCTTCCCTCATAGTGGATTCAATTAGATTATATAAAAGAATATATACTGCGCCCTTTAAAGTTTTACGAGATTCTGAAGTAATATTGAATTTGTTTTCAGGGTCTTCTGTTGAAACCAATTCAGAACCTGCATGCTCAATGAACCTCAAAAGATCTAAATAGGCCAGTATTTCTCCTGACCTAATGTCAAAGTCCTCGCGAAAACTTTCCATGTTAAACCTCTAACAATTTATCACGCACATACTCAATTCGCTCTTTTACTTTGACTCGGCTATTCGCACCGTCAGAGGTTGTTAATATTTTGAATTCGTCAGAACTTAACCAGTCAAGATTCTGAGGCACGAGTGCAGAATGTTCTCTTAATGCTAATGCGACACCTACTGCTAAGGACTCATATCTGACCCTAGGGGTGGACTTCGCAGTAACTGTTTTTTTGAAACCTGCGGGGAAGTACTCATTTACGAAATTTAACATCCTGGTGAATTCTTCTTTCATAGAATGCTGTTTGTGAGAGTCTACCTCTCCATTTTCCCGCATGTAATCATTGAGAAAATCACGGACTGAGTGATCAAAGTTCTCATAGTTCTCTAGATATGCAAAAAAGCGTAGTGCGAATTCTAAACGTTCATCACGTTTTTCTTTTGCTTCAGATAATGGAGCTAAATCTTTAAATAAAGGGATGGCAGAGCAAGGCTTAATAACCTGAGTATAAAGTGAAGTTGAACCAAGTTCTGAGCCTTTTCTGACTTCCATATCCTTAAGAATGTCGCTTCCTGAGTTAATTCTTTCAAAAAGGTCTCGGCGTGTCTCCTCGTTGCATTTTGAGCTCAATTCAATCACCCTTACAGGTATGCGCATAAAGCGACGCTGTCTAGATAGTGGCAAGTCTTGGAAAGTAAAACCATTTAGAGAATCTAAAGATTTCAAATCTTGTAAGGTTAATTCATTATGAATGAAAGCATGGATGGTTCTGACACGTTGCGAACCATCTACAATCTCGATCCTACCATCCAGTTCAGGGTCTTCTGAAAGAACATCAGCGGTGAAAATGTATGGAATAGGAAAGCCGAGAATTAAGGATTCAATTAAACGTGATTGTCTTTTTTCGCTCCAAACGAAGTCCCTTTGGTAGTCAGGAACGAAAAGTTCGTTAGTATCATCTTCCAAACCGCTGTGATACTTATTTACCAGTAACTCGACGGTAAACTCCTTCGTCTCGAAATCTACGTCTTTTTGCTCAGTGCGTATTTGTTCTTCTGCATTCTGTTTAAAAACTTCTAACTGAGCGAGAAAATCAGCTCTTCTCTTCGCGTCAGCTTCTTTTTCTAGCAGAGCTTTTAGTTCAACGAGTTCCATTTGCAGTCCTTTAACAAGTGTGGGTATTGGGTTTAGGGTAGCATAATGGATCAAGTGTAAAAACATCATTAGCCGCATGAAATCGCGCAAAATCGCATGATCGTTTGATGCTCTCGTTTGCTTAGGACCGCCAGTTATGGCGGGCTTTTGCTTATGTCCTGCAGGTGCATGAAAACCACTACGTAAAGCGGGCAGGCGTGGCGGGGCTACGAGCGCGCGCAAGCGGGTTAAGGTGAGGTTTCAAGATCCTTGTCTCATTTTCATTTGAAGGGAAGTATTACCCTACATTCAACGTGTGGAATGGAGATAGACATGGCATTTCAAATTGAGGCTGTTTGCCCCTGTTGCGGGGTTGTTGCAAGTGGTGATTTGAACAAAATTGAAGAAGTGTTTGGTTTTAGGACGGTGGAAGGTGAGCGATTGATTCCTCAATCGTACTGCCGCAAATGTCGCCGTTTGAGATGCTCCCCAAATGATAAAAAGTGTGGTGCATAAGGATTGGCTAAACGTGGATTATAGGACTTGGTAATAAAATAGGCCGCTTAATTGGCGGCCTATCCCCATGATTTCGCAGTTATTTACTTATTTTTGACTTTCATTCTGAATATCTAAGGTGTACGGCTCGAAGCGGATTACTTCTTCGCCCAGCCAGTCGTTAAGTTCCTGCAGTCGCTTCTGCAGCGGCATCAGCTCGTTGCGGACAAAGACGCGGCTGGCCTTTTCCACATCACCAAAGCCGCCGGTATTGTTGGGGATGATGCCCATCATCTGCGGTGGTACGCGGTGTGCTGCCATCATGTCATCGCGGCTAACGTTCTTGATGTTAAGAAACTCATCCTTTGCCGCAACTTCCGACAACGGGATGATCTGGATGCCGTCCTTTTTACCATTGGGCGAGTACATAAACAGGTTGCGGAAGTTGCCCGGCCCTTTGGCGCTTTTCATTGCCTGGCGGATATTGTTCACGTCCTCCTGATTCTGTGCTGCATCGGTCATATACATGATGAAACCCGCATGGCTGCCGTTGATATAATACTTCCGGCGGAACAGCGTTGCGGACTCGTTGAGCAGGGTTGAAGGGATGGCGGAGAGATAGCCGGGCAGCCCGTAAATCTCTTGATTAATATCCGGCTCCAGCAGATGAAAGATGCTGCCCTGCGTAAATTCATAGGGCTGCGTGGTCATGCCATACTGCACAAACCAGTAGGTGTCGAGGTCCACGCCGCGCCGTGTATACTTCGCCAGCGCTGGCTCCAGCGAGAGAACGCCGCCGAGCCGGTTGGTGCGCTTTTCCAGATAGGCGTTACCGAACACCAGATAGTCCTGGACGAAACGGGCAAAAGCCTGCTGGCTGAGCAGGCGGTGCGGGATGTAGGTACTGCTGAGAATGTCACGCTTTACGGCAATCGGTGAGCTGTGATGCACAGCGGCGCGATAGGTCCGCGCCAGTCCGTCAAAGCTCACCGGCGGCTCATACCAGCGGTCCATCTGCACGCATTCCACATAGTCCAGTAATTCGCGGCGGTCCAGCACTGGGATTGGATCACCAAAGCTGAATGCTTCCGCGCGGGTGGTGTTTTGTTGCTGCGCAGTTTCCTGCACTGGCGCGGTGCTGGTCTGGGCGTCGTGTTCACTCATTAAAAAATCTCCACAATGTTGCTGGTATTGGCGGCCTCGCCCTGCAGCGGTTCGTTAAACAGTGCGTGCATCGTTGCCCAGGCCAAATCTGCGTGGCTGGCCTCTTCGCTGCGGCTGGCTTCGTAGGTAGGGCGGTTGCCGCTGGCGGTGGTGGCCCGGCGGATAGCCATAAAGGACTGCGCAATGTCGGTGTGCCCGGCGTCGAACTCCAGACGGCGGTGGCTGATAATGTCGTATGCCTTGAGCACCAGTGCGTTTTTGACGTTGGGGTTGTAGACAAACTCCCGCACGGCAGGAAAGAACGCTTTCACGTTCTCGTAGACACCGTGACCGACGCCGGTCGAGTCGATGCCGATATAGGTCACGTTGTACTGCTGCGTCAGTTTTTTAATGGCGTCAGCCTGAGCGCGGAAATCCATCCCGCGCCACTGGTGCCGCTCAAGAATGCGGAACTTGCCGCCCGGCACGGTTGGCGGTGCCACCACCACGCACCCGGCGCTGTCACCGTTCTGCGTGCCTTTCGCCGGGTCGTATCCGATCCAGACTTCGCGCCAGCCAAACGGGCGCAGCGCCAGAGCCTGAAAATCGGACCAGACTTCCCAACTGTCTACCATGCACGCCTGCAGCTCGCTGAGCGGGAACACTGACGCCAGATCGTCAATAAATTCGCACATCAGCAGGTTCTGGTATTCGTCAGGGCTGTACTCCATGCGCAACTGGTCCAGGTCGAACAGATTACAGCCGCCGCGCACCGCATCCTCTACGGTGACGATCTGGCGATACTGTCCGTCCGGGCAGAGCACGCCGCGCGCAAGGTTGCTGTGGGTCAGGTCAATATCCACCTTGTCCGCTTTGGCGCGGCCCCGGTTGAACAGCGCGCCGGACCAGAACGGATAGGCGCTGTGGGTCAGGCTGGACGGCGTGGAGAAGTAGGTTTGTCGCCATTTCTTGTGAATGGCCATGCCGGAGGCAACCTTGCGCAGCTCCTGGAATTTCGGTATCCAGAAATATTCATCAAGGTACAGGTTGCCGTGGTAACTCTGCGCCGTCCGGGCGTTGGTGCCGAGAAAGTACAGGCACGCGCCGTTGCTGAGCGTCATCGGGTCGCCTTTCAGCTCAACATCCACCTCTTTTGCAAAGTCGATGATGTACTGCTTAAAGACGTGCGCCTGCGCCTTACTGGCTGAGAGAAAAATCTGGTTGCGCCCTGTGGTGATGGCGTCAATCAGCGCCTCACGGGCAAAAAAGTATGTTGCCCCGATCTGGCGTGATTTAAGCAGGTTGCGAATGCGGTGTTTTACGCCTGCCTGCCACCAGTGGCGCTGATATTCAAACATGCCGTTGCGGAAGATTTCTTCCAGCTTTTCGGTCTGTTCATCAGTAAAAACATTCTTTTCGGGCTGCTTGCGCGGGCCTTTGTTACGGTTGGCGACGTTCGGGTTTAAGTCAGCTTCGTTCCCACCATCGTTAAATTTACCGATCCGGGCGTGGCGCTCTGACTGGCGCGCCAGCAGGTCAATTTCCTTGAAGTCTTTCCCTTCCTTCTGCTCCTTCATGATGAGCTGGCAGTAACGTGCGGCGGTGGTGAGCTGCATCTGATCCAGCGGCCCATAGTCGCCCCATTTGTCGCGCTTCTTCCAGCTGTGAACGGTTGCAACTTTCTCGCCCAGCATTTCAGCAATGCGGGCTACGCGGTATCCCTGAAAGTACAGCAGCATAGCCTGCCGACGGGGATCGAGGTCTGCGGGGGTCAGTGTCGTGTTCATGGCCCAAACATACGGCCTTGCCTGACGGCTTTCCCCGGCTGCGGTTTGTGTGGTTTACCGTACAAGTGCCGCGCGTTGTTTCACTCCCACCATCACCGCAAACATAAGGCTCCAGTAAGTTATTTCTAACGGAGCACGGCTCATGACAGTGAAAGCAAAGCGTTTCCGTATTGGGGTGGAAGGTGCCACCACTGACGGGCGCGAAATCCAGCGTGAATGGCTGGTACAGATGGCTGCCAGCTACAACCCGACGGTTTATACCGCGCTGATTAATCTTGAGCACATCAAGTCTTATCTGCCGGATAGCACCTTTAACCGCTACGGCAGGGTGACGGGGCTGGTTGCAGAAGAAATCAAGGACGGGCCGCTGGCGGGCAAGATGGCGCTTTATGCCGATATCGAACCCACGGACGCCCTGGTGGAACTGGTGAAGAAAGGCCAGAAGCTTTTCACCTCCATGGAGGTCAGCACGAAGTTTGCCGACACCGGCAAAGCCTACCTTGTGGGGCTGGGTGCGACGGACGATCCGGCGAGCCTTGGCACCGAAATGCTGGCATTCAGCGCCAGCGCCGCGCATAACCCGCTGGCGAACCGTAAGCAGAACCCTGAAAACCTGTTTTCGGAAGCGGTTGAAACGCTGATCGAACTGGAAGAAGCCCAGGACGAAAAGCCGTCCCTCTTTGCCCGCGTCACCGCGCTGTTCACCAAAAAAGAGCAGACCGATGAGGCGCGTTTCTCCGATGTGCATAAAGCCGTGGAACTGGTCGCCACCGAGCAGCAGAACCTGAGCGAACGCACTGATAAATCTCTGTCCGAACAGGACAAGCGCCTTTCTGAGCTGGAGTCCTCCCTGCAGGAGCAGCAGACCGCCTTTGCCGAGCTTGAGAAAAAGCTGAGCAGCGAAGACAGCCGTAAAGACCACCGCCAGCGCGCGCCGGGCGGTGACGCACCGGCAGGCACCCTGACCAATTGCTGATGGAGCATAAAACCCGATGAAAAAGAAAACCCGCTTTGCCTTTAACGCTTACCTGCAGCAACTGGCGCGCCTGAACGGTGTGGAGATTGAAGAACTCTCCAGCAAGTTCACCGTGGAGCCGTCCGTGCAGCAGACGCTGGAAGACCAGATCCAGCAGTCCGCCGCTTTCCTGACGCTGATTAACATCACGCCGGTCACTGAGCAGTCCGGGCAGTTGCTGGGGCTGGGCGTTGGCAGCACCATTGCCGGAACCACCGATACCACCACCAAAGAGCGCGAGCCTACCGATCCGACGCTGATGGAAGATGTGGAATACAAATGCGAACAGACCAACTTTGACACGGTGCTGACCTACGCAAAACTGGACCTGTGGGCGAAGTTCCAGGACTTTCAGGTGCGTATCCGCAACGCCATCGTCAAGCGTCAGGCGCTGGACCGCATTATGATCGGCTTTAACGGCGTGAAGCGTGCCAAAACCTCCAACCGTGCTGAAAACCCGCTGCTGCAGGACATCAATAAAGGCTGGCTGCAGAAAATCCGCGAAGACGCGCCGGATCACGTCATGGGCAGCACCACAAAAGACGGTGCAACGACTGCAGGCGCGGTCAAAGTGGGCAAGGGTGGCGACTATGCCAACCTGGACGCTGTGGTGATGGATGCCGTCAACGAGCTGATCGACGCGGTTTATCAGGATGATGACGATCTGGTTGTCGTCTGCGGACGTGAACTGCTGGCTGACAAGTATTTCCCGCTGGTCAACAAAGAGCAGGACAACAGCGAGAAAATTGCCGCCGATCTGATCATCAGCCAGAAACGTATGGGCGGCCTGCAGGCCGTGCGTGCGCCTTACTTCCCGGCAAATGCCCTGCTGATCACCCGTCTGGATAACCTGTCCATCTACTGGCAGGAAGATACCCGCCGCCGTTCTGTTATCGACAACCCGAAACGTGACCGGATTGAAAACTTTGAGTCCGTCAACGAGGCGTATGTGGTCGAGGACTACCGCTGCGCGGCGCTGGTTGAAAACATCGAAATCGGTGATTTCAGCGCGCCTGCCGCACCGGAAGGTGGGGAATAACGCATGAGCCTGAGTCCCGCAAGGCAGCACCGCCTGCGCATTCAGGCCGAACAGGCCGCCCGTGAGGGCGGCAGTGTTCGCCATGCGTCGGGCTATGAACTGATGCTGCTGCAGCTGGCAGAAGACCGCCGCCGCCTCAAGGGCGTCCAGTCCACGGTAAAAAAGGCGGAAATCAAGGTGGAACTGCTGCCGAAATATTCCGCCTGGGCGGAGGGCGTGCTGGCAGCCGGAGGTGCGCAGCAGGATGACGTGCTGATGTACGTGATGTTGTGGCGTATCGACGCCGGTGATTATGCCGGTGCGCTCGAAATCGGGCGTCATGCGCTGCGCCATGGCTGGGTTATGCCGCTGGGCAACCGTAACGTGCAGACCGTGCTGGCAGAAGAAATGGCAGACGCGGCGCAAAGCGCTCTGCTAGCCGCAGCCGGTTTTGATGCCGATCTGCTTTTGCAGACGCTGGACCTGACAACCGATCTGGATATGCCGGACCAGTCGCGGGCGCGTCTGCATAAAGCCATCGGCGCTGTACTGAGCGAAAACAACCCGGCATCTGCCCTGAATCACCTTACCCATGCGCTGCAGCTCGATCCCCGCTGTGGCGTGAAAAAAGAAAAGCAGCAGCTGGAGCGCAGACTGCACAATGACAGCCGCTAAAGAACGTGCCCCGCGCACGGGCGGCACGGGGTGGCGAAAGGCACTGCCACATCAAAACCTCGTCCACCGCCCACTTATTCAGGAGAAAGCCGCATGAAGTTTGTTGCGCCCGAACAGGCACCGGAACAGGCGGAGGTCATCAAAAATACGCCGTTCTGGCCTGATGTGGACCTGTCGGAATTTCGCAGTGTGATGCGCACTGATGGCACGGTGACGCAGCCGCGTTTAAAGCAGGTCGTGCTGACGGCGATCTCTGAGGTTAACGCTGAGCTGTACGACTTCCGCAACCGTCAGCAAATGCTGGGCTGGCGGACACTTGCTGAGGTTCCCGCAGAAATGCTGGACGGCAAAAGCGAGCGTATCCAGCACTACCACAACGCTGTTTTTTGCTGGGCGCGCGCTGTGCTCAATGAGCGTTATCAGGACTATGACGCCACGGCGTCAGGCGTGAAGCGAGGGGAGGAGCTGGCGGAGGCCAGCGGCGATCTGTGGCGTGATGCCCGCTGGGCTATCAGCCGGGTGCAGGATGCACCGCACTGTACGGTGGAGCTTATCTGATGAAAGTGCGTGCGCATCAGTATGACACGGTGGACGCGCTTTGCTGGCGTCATTACGGGCGCACGCAGGGTGTCACTGAGCAGGTTCTGCAGGCAAATCCGGGGCTGGCTGAGTACGGCCCATTTTTACCGCACGGGCTGCAGGTGGAGCTGCCGGACATTACGGCGTCAACCACGGCGCAGACCGTCCAGCTATGGGACTGAATTATGACGCTTGAACGAATCAGCGCCTTTATCACTTACTGCATCGCCGTGCTGCTGGCATGGCTGGGCGATCTGTCGCTCAAGGATGCGTCAACGGTTGGTGGCGTACTGATTGGTGTGCTGATGCTGGCTATCAACTGGTACTACAAACACCAGTCTTTCAAATTGTTACGTGGCGGCAAAATTTCGCGGGGGGAATATGAATCCTTCAATCGTTAGGCGCTGCCTTGTCGGGGCGGTGCTGGCTATCGCCGCCACGCTGCCCGGTTTCCAGTCGCTTCATACCTCTGTTGAGGGGCTGAAACTGATTGCCGATTACGAGGGATGCCGCCTGCAGCCTTATCAGTGCAGCGCGGGCGTGTGGACTGACGGGATCGGCAATACGTCTGGTGTGGTGCCGGGCAAAACCATCACGGAACGTCAGGCGGCGCAGGGACTTATCACCAATGTGCTGCGCGTGGAGCGGGCGCTGGATAAATGTGTGGTGCAGCCGATGCCGCAAAAGGTCTATGACGCGGTGGTGTCGTTTGCTTTCAACGTGGGCACCGGCAACGCCTGCAGCTCCACGCTGGTTAAGTTGCTGAACCAGCGGCGCTGGGCGGATGCCTGCCATCAGCTGCCGCGCTGGGTATATGTCAAAGGTGTGTTTAATCAGGGGCTGGATAACCGCCGCGCGCGGGAAATGGCCTGGTGCTTAAAAGGAGCATAACGGAATGAAAAAGAAAGTCATGAGCGTTTTTTTCCAGCTGGCATGGGCTGCGCTGTTGGTTATCAGTCTGCTGTATCCGCGCAGCGGTGCGCCGGTTCTGGTTGGTGCGTCTGTCTGGGTGTCATGTTTCCTCGCCTGGTTGCTTGCTGCGCTGTGCGCTGTCGGGTGGTTAGCCGGAGATCGGGCACGCGATGAGGTCAGGGCGGCATTGCTGAAATTCAGGGCACACCCTGTAAAACCCGTGCGTACATGGGTAATCAGGCTGCTTATTGTTCTGTGCCTGGCGTTTTCGGGATGGGTGATCACCCTGGTGTTTTACCTGCTGACGCTGGTTTTGTATCAGATTGCCCGCGCGCAGCTTCATGAGCCGATGGCGGCCTGATGCGTGCGCTGGCGGTAGTGCTGGCGCTGGCTTTTGCTGCGCTGGGCTGGCAGTCGTGGCGGCTTAACAATGCCAGCCACACCATCGAGACGCAGGGTGCGGCGCTGAAAAGTAAAACGCAGGAGCTGACGAAGAAAAACAGCCAGCTGATCGGCCTGTCCATTCTGACCGAAACCAACAGCCGGGCGCAGACACGGCTTTATGCGGCAGCGGAACAGACCACCACACTGCTGCGAAGCCGCCAGCGCCGGATCGAGGAACTGAAACGTGAAAACGAGGATTTACGCCGCTGGGCTGACACTCCTTTGCCTGCTGACATTATCCGGCTGCGGGAGCGTCCGGCCCTCGCCGGAGGTGCAGCTTACCGTGAGTGGCTGTCCCAGAGTGACGCAGTGCCGCCTGGAAAGGTCAGCGCCGCGCAGTAACGGCGATCTGAATGCGGTGCTGGATGAAACCGAGGCCGCCTGGGCGGTCTGTGCTGACAAAGTGGACACGATTATTGCGTGTCAGGAGCGAGACAGTGAACAAACCGCAGTCCTTACGCAGCGCCCTGAATAAAGCGGTTGCCTATGTCCGCGATAACCCGGACAAGCTGCACCTTTTCGTTGATAACGGCTCACTGGTGGCAACCGGTGCCAGCTCTGTGTCATGGGAGTACCGCTACACCCTGAACGTGGTTATCGAGGATTTCAGCGGCGACCAGAATCTGCTGATGGCTCCTGTGCTGCTGTGGCTAAGTGACAACCAGCCGGATGCCATCAATAACCAGGATCTGCGTGAAAAACTGTTCACCTTTGAAGTGGATATTCTGCGCAACGATGTGTGCGATATCAGCCTGAACCTGCAGCTGACGGAGCGCGTGCTGGTCAGCACTGACGGCAGCGTGTCGAGCGTTGAAGCCGTGCCGGAGCCGGACGAACCCGAAGAAATGTGGACGGTGAAACGTGGATGAACTGCAGAGGGTGGATGGCTGGCTGACGGCGCTGCTGGCAAATCTGGAGCCTGCCGCACGCAACCGTATGATGCGGCAGCTGGCGCAACAGCTGCGCCGGACGCAGCAGCAGAACATCAGGCTGCAGCGTAATCCTGACGGTAGCGGCTATGAGCCGCGCCGGGTGACAGCCCGCAGCAAGAAGGGGCGCATCAAACGCCAGATGTTTGCAAAGCTTCGCACCACAAAATACCTGAAAACCGCCGCCAGTGCGGACTCCGCCAGCGTGCAGTTTGATGGCAAGGTGCAGCGCATTGCCCGTGTTCACCATTACGGCTTGCGGGATCGCGTCAGCCGAAAAGGCCTGGAGGTCCGCTACGCAGAGCGCCGCCTTTTGGGCGTGAATGATGAGGTGGAAACCATCACCCGTGACACTCTGCTGCGCTGGTTGGCGGGGTGATCTTTGTGCCACCGCTGGTACAAGCGCCCGCACTGCCTCCCTTTTCCCTCTGATGGCAACCTTTCGTTATGAATGCACAACTGACCGAAATTATGCGCCTTATCACCAACCTGATCCGCACCGGCACCGTGACCGAAGTGGACCGGGAAAACTGGCTGTGCCGGGTGAGAGTGGGCGAGCTTGAAACCAACTGGATTAACTGGCTGACGCTGCGTGCCGGTGGTGCCCGTACATGGTGGTGCCCGTCGCCGGAGGAGCAGGTGGTGGTGCTGAGCATGGGCGGCAATCTGGAAACTGCTTTTGCGTTGCCTGCCATCTACTCCAATCAGTTTGCGCCGCCGTCGGATTCCGTGGACGGTTGCGTGACGGAGTACCCGGACGGGGGTTGGTTTGAGTATGAACCCGCCACCGGGCGGTGGCATGTACGGGGTATCAAATCCATGGTGATCGAGGCGGCGGACAATATCACCCTCAAAACCGGTGAGTTTGTGGTGGAGGCTGATACCACGCGCATTAACAGCGAGGTGGTGATCAATGGCGGCGTCACCCAGGGCGGTGGCGCGATGAGTTCCAACGGGATCGTGGTGGATAAACACTGTCACACCGGCGTGAAGTCCGGCGGCGATACGTCAGGAGGCCCGGTATGACGCTGTATATCGGTATGAGCCAGGGCAACGGCAAGGCCATTACTGACACTGACCATCTGCGCCAGTCAGTGCGGGATATTCTGCTGACGCCGCAGGGCAGCCGGATTGCCCGTCGGGAATATGGTTCCCTGCTGTCCGCCCTGATTGACCAGCCGCAGAACCCGGCGCTACGCCTGCAGGTCATGTCTGCGGTCTATGTGGCCCTGAGTCGCTGGGAGCCACGGCTTACGCTGGATTCCATCACCATCAGCAGCAATTTTGACGGCTCCATGATGGTTGAGCTTACCGGGCAGCGCAATAACGGCGCGCCGGTTTCCCTTTCGGTATCTACAGGAGCAGACAATGGCAGTGATTGACCTTTCCCAGCTGCCCGCGCCGCAGATAGTGGACGTGCCGGATTTTGAGACGCTGCTTGCTGAGCGCAAGGCCGCTTTTGTGGCTCTTTATCCGGCGGATGAGCAGGACGCGGTACGGCGCACGCTGGCGCTGGAATCCGAACCCGTCACCAAGCTGCTGCAGGAAAGCACCTACCGCGAAATACTGCTGCGCCAGCGCATTAACGAGGCCGCGCAGGCGGTCATGGTGGCGTATGCCATCGGCGGCGATCTCGATCAGCTGGCAGCCAACTATAACGTGAAACGCCTGACGGTAACGCCTGCCAACAACGACGCGGTGCCGCCGGTCACGGCAGTAATGGAAAGCGATGATGCGCTGCGCCTGCGTGTTCCGGCTGCGTTTGAGGGATTATCCGTTGCAGGGCCGACGGCGGCCTATGAGTTCCACGCCAAAAGCGCGGACGGGCGCGTGGCGGATGCCAGCGCAACCAGTCCGGCACCTGCGGAGGTGGTGCTTACCGTGCTGAGTCGTGAGGGTGACGGTACGGCAGGGGCTGATCTGCTGGCGGTGGTGGAGCAGGCGCTTAACAGCGAGAACGTGCGCCCGGTGGCAGACCGCCTGACGGTGCGCAGCGCCGAAATAATCCCGTACAGCGTGGATGCGACGATCTTTCTTTATCCGGGGCCGGAAGCTGAGCCGGTGATGGCGGCGGCAAAAGCCAGCCTGCAGAGATACATCGCCAGTCAGACGCGGCTGGGCCGTGATATCCGCCGCAGCGCCATTTATGCCGCGCTGCACGTTGAGGGCGTCCAGCGTGTGGAGCTGGCGTCACCGCTGGCTGATGTGGTGCTGGATAAGACGCAGGCGGCGTCCTGTACGGAATGGAGCGTAACCAACGGGGGCACGGATGAATAGCCTGCTGCCGCCAGGTTCATCGCCGCTTGAGCGCCGACTGGCGCAGACCTGCAGCGGGATTTCAGATCTGCAGGTGCCGCTGCGCGATTTGTGGAACCCGGCAACATGTCCGGTCAGCTTCCTACCGTATCTGGCATGGGCGTTTTCCGTTGACCGCTGGGACGAAAGCTGGACGGAGAGCGTCAAGCGCCGGGTGGTGCAGGACGCTTTCTATATCCATCAGCACAAGGGGACAACCAGCGCCGTGCGGCGCGTGGTGGAGCCGTTCGGCTTCCTGATCCGCATCATTGAGTGGTGGCAGACCGGTGAGCAACCGGGCACGTTTCGCCTGGACATTGGCGTGCAGGACCAGGGGATTACGGAAGAAACCTATCTGGAGCTGGAGCGCCTGATCGGTGACGCCAAGCCGTGCAGCCGCCATCTGATCGGCATGTCCATCAACCTGCAGACCAGCGGCACCTGTTTTGTGGGCGCAGCTACCTACACTGGCGAAGAAATCACGATCTACCCGTATATCAACGAAACCATTATTTCCGGCGGCACCGCTTATGAGGGCGGAGCGGTCCATGTTATTGACACAATGAGAGTGAATCCATGAGCGCAAAATTTTATACCCTGCTGACGGATATCGGCGCGGCGAAACTGGCAAGCGCCGCCGCGCTCGGTGTTCCGTTGAAAATAACCCAGATGGCTGTGGGGGATGGGGGCGGCGTGCTGCCGACTCCAAGCGCGCAGCAGACAGCGCTGGTTGCTGAAAAACGCCGCGCTTCCCTCAATATGCTGTACATCGATCCGCAGAGCAGCAGTCAGATTATTGCTGAGCAGGTGATCCCCGAAGCTGAGGGCGGTTGGTGGATTCGTGAGGTTGGTTTGTTCGATGAAACCGGCGCACTGATTGCCGTCGGCAACTGCCCTGAGAGCTACAAGCCGCAGCTGGCTGAGGGGAGCGGACGCACGCAGACAGTGCGCATGGTACTGATTACCAGCAGCACCGACAATATCACCCTGAAAATTGACCCGGCAGTGGTGCTTGCAACCCGCAAATACGTGGATGACAAGGTGCTGGAGTTGAAAGTGTATGTGGATGATTTGATGGCAAAGCATACCGCCGCCAGCGATCCTCATACGCAGTATGCGCCAAAAGCCAGCCCGACATTCACTGGCACACCGAAAGCGCCGACGGCGGCGGCAGGTAACAATACCACTCAGCTTGCTAACACTGCTTTTGTGCAGGCGGCGCTGGTTGCCCTTGTTGGCGGAGCGCCCGCTACACTGGATACACTGAAAGAAATTGCAGCGGCTCTCAATAATGATCCAAATTTCAGTACGACCATTAATAACGCGCTGGCGCTGAAAGCTCCATTGGCAAGCCCGGCCCTGACCGGAGCGCCAACAGCACCCACAGCAGCACAGACGGCGAACAACACGCAGATTGCTACTACGGCTTTTGTTAAATCTGCTATTGCGGCTTTGGTTGCTTCATCTCCGGCGGCGTTGGATACACTGAATGAACTGGCAGAAGCATTGGGTAATGATCCGAATTTTGCCACTACTATGACAAATGCACTGGCTGGAAAACAGCCGCTGGACAGCACTCTTACCGCGTTATCCGGAAAGACTGTAGCGGGTATTCTTGAATACCTCAGCTTGGGAACTGCGGCGAGCAGGAACGTAGGTTCAACAAATGGCACCGGTCAGATCCCGGATATGAACGCGTTTGGCGCGGGAACTCAATGGTTTAAGTTACCCACAGGAAATATTGTCCAGGCATGGCAGGCAACTATTAATGGTGCCGACGTAAACGGCACCACAGTAAATCTGCCTGTTGCATTTCCGAATGCCCTGTATGCAGCTAACGCGATATGGGTAGATGGCTCAACACTTGCGCCTGTCACATACAAAATCATCGCACATACAAAAACCACAGTGACAATTAAAGTCAGTGGTACTGGTTCGTATGGTACACAAATAATTGCAATCGGGATCTAATATGAACAAATACGCCTACTCAGCCTCAGCAAATGCCCTTTTTCCCCTGACTATGCGCCAGGATTATGTAACTGCAGGCACGTGGCCGGAAGATGCACTGATTATCAGTGATGAAATTGCGTCTGAATTTATGGCGGAACCACCGGCAGGACAGATGCGAGTAGCCGGGGCAGATGGCTTCCCACAGTGGAGCAATAAACCAGAGCCAACTCATGAAGAACAGACTGCCATGGCGGATTTGGAGAAACAAAGCCTTATAAATCAGGCTAACGAATATATGAATAGTAAACAGTGGCCCGGTAAGGCCGCTATAGGACGCCTCAAAGGTGATGAACTGGTACAGTACAATCTCTGGCTTGATTATCTGGATGCGCTTGAGGCTGTTGATACCACTGAACCGCATAAAATTATCTGGCCTGAAAGTCCTGAAGCATAATCCCGTCCCCGCGTCTGCGGGGATTTTTCTACCCCTTCCATTGTGCCATTCACCACACATAGCCCGGCGCGTGCGCCGCGCGCATATCAACCAGAACATAGGCACACCCCCTGTAAACCGGAGAGACTGCCTTATGGCTCAGGATTATCACCACGGTGTGCGCGTCGTTGAGGTCAACGATGGCACCCGCCCCATTTCAACAGTAAGCACGGCAATTGTCGGTATGGTCTGTACTGGCGATGATGCAGATGCGTCCGTGTTCCCCCTCAATAAGCCGGTCCTGCTCACCGACGTGCTGACCGCCAGCGGTAAAGCAGGCGAGTCCGGCACGCTGGCTCGCTCGCTGGATGCAATTGCCGACCAGGCTAAACCCGTGACCGTTGTTGTGCGCGTTGCACAGGGTGAAACCGAAGCGGAAACAACTTCCAACATTATCGGCGGCGTGACAACTGACGGTAAAAAAACGGGCATGAAAGCGCTGTTATCTGCGCAGTCCCAGCTCGGCGTTAAGCCGCGCATTCTTGGCGTGCCGGGGCATGACACGCAGGCGGTTGCCACTGAGCTGCTGAGCGTGGCGCAGAGTCTGCGCGGCTTCGCCTATCTGTCAGCCTACGGCTGCAAAACGGTAGAGGAGGCCATTGCCTACCGCGTTAATTTCAGCCAGCGCGAGGGGATGCTGATCTGGCCTGATTTCATCAGTTTTGACACCGTGCTGAACGCTGACGCAACGGCTTACGCCTCAGCCCGTGCGCTTGGCCTGCGTGCCAAAATTGACGAACAGACCGGCTGGCACAAATCCCTGTCCAACGTAGGCGTGAACGGCGTCACCGGCATTTCTGCTGATGTGTTCTGGGATTTGCAGGACCCGGCAACCGATGCGGGGCTGCTGAACCAGAACGATGTCACCACGCTGATCCGCAAAGACGGTTTCCGCTTCTGGGGTTCCCGCTGCCTCAGTGACGATCCTCTGTTTGCCTTTGAAAACTACACCCGCACCGCGCAAGTTCTGGCTGACACCATCGCAGAAGCGCACATGTGGGCGGTGGATGGCGTGCTTAACCCGTCACTGGCCCGCGACATTATCGAAGGTATTCGCGCCAAACTGCGCAACCTGAAAACGCAGGGCTACATCATCGGCGCCGACTGCTGGCTGGATGAGTCCGTAAACGATAAAGATTCCCTGAAAGCCGGGAAGCTCACTATCGATTACGACTATACGCCGGTACCGCCTCTGGAAAACCTGATGCTGCGCCAGCGCATCACCGATCAGTATCTGCTGGATTTCTCCAGCCAGGTCAGCGCGTAAGGGGACAATATGGCTTTACCACGCAAGTTAAAACACCTGAACCTGTTTAACGACGGGAATAACTATCAGGGGATCGTTGAGTCCCTGACCCTGCCTAAATTCGGCCGCAAGTTTGAAAAGTATCGCGGCGGCGGTATGCCCGGTTCGGCTGATGTTGATCTGGGGCTTGATGATGGCGCGCTGGACACGGAATTTTCAATCGGTGGCACTGAACTGCTGTTATTCAAACAGATGGGTAAAGCCACCGTTGACGGCATCCAGCTGCGTTTCACCGGCTCCATTCAGCGTGACGATACCGGCGAAGTGCAGGCCGTTGAGCTGGTTGTGCGCGGGCGACATAAAGAAGTCGATTCCGGCGAATGGAAAACAGGGGAGAGCAACACCACAAAAGTCAGCAGCACCAACAGCTACGCGAAGCTGACCATTAACGGCGAGGTGCTCTATGAGGTTGATGTGATCAACATGATTGAAATCGTTGATGGCGTGGACCTGATGGAAGAGCACCGCAACGCCCTGGGCCTCTGATCTACTTTAAAGGCGCGGGCAGCCGCGCCAGTACCTTATTAACAGGAAATGACAATGAGCGAACAACAGACAGAAAAAACCGTACAGCTGGACACCCCAATCAAACGCGGTAAAACCGAAATTGCCGAAATTGTGCTGCGCAAGCCGCAGTCCGGCGCGCTGCGTGGCACCCGTCTGCAGGCGATCATGGATATGGACGTCGGCGCGATGATGACGATAATTCCCCGCATCTCCACGCCCGCGCTGACCGCTCAGGAAATGGCTGAAATGGACCCCGCAGATCTCACCGCGCTGTCGGTTGAGGTGGTCACTTTTTTGTTGAAGAAATCGGTGCTTGCCGGTTTGCCGACAGCCTGACGGTAGAAGACCTGGTGGCTGATATCGCCACCATTTTTCATTGGCCGCCGTCCGTCACTGACGTTATGCCGCTGACCGAAGTGCTGGAGTGGCGGCATAAAGCGATTCAGAGAAGCGGGGCCAGCGATGAGTGACACTAACCTGCGTTTGCAGGTAATTCTTAATGCGGTTGATAAGCTCACCCGCCCATTCCGATCAGCGCAGGCCAGCTCTAAAGAGCTGGCTACCGCCATTCAGCAAAGCCGCGCAAGATTAAAAGAACTGGACGCCCAGGCGGGCCGTATTGACGGTTTCCGCAAGGCAAGCGCGCAGCTGGCCGTCACCGGCAACAGTCTTAAAGCCGCACGCGAAGAAGCGGCGAAGCTTGCCACACAGTTCTCGGCCACTAACCGCCCGACGGCGGCACAGGCTCGTCTGCTTGAGCAGGCAAAAAACCGCGTTAACGAGCTGCAGAGCAAATACAACGGCCTGCGTCAGTCGGTGCAGCGTCAGCGTCTTGCGCTCAATGAGGCCGGGCTGGACACCAAAAAGCTGAGCAGTGCGCAGCGGGAGCTACGGCAGAACGCCGACGAAACCCGGCAGGCGCTGGACCGACAGCAGAAATCCCTTAAACGCCTGGGCGAGCAGCAGGCCCGTATGAACGCTGTCCGCGATCAGTATTCGCGGCGCCTTGAGGTGCGGGATCGTATCGCGGGCGCCGGAGCGACGACGACTGCCGCCGGGCTGGCGATGGGCGCGCCGGTGATGGCTGCCGTTAAAAGCTATGCCAGCATGGAAGATGCGATGAAAGGCGTGGCAAAGCAGGTTAACGGGCTGCGGGACGACAACGGCAACCGAACAAAACAGTTTTACGACATGCAGAATGCCATCAAGGCCGCCAGTGAACAGCTGCCGATGGAGAATGGCGCCATCGACTATGCCGCGCTGGTTGAAGGTGGCGCACGCATGGGCGTAACAAACCAGAACGATTCTTACGAAGACCAGAAGCGTGACCTGCTGGCCTTTGCATCCACTGCAGCAAAGGCCGCAACGGCATTCGAGCTGCCAGCCGATGAGCTGGCGGAAGGGCTGGGGAAAATCGCGCAGCTGTATAAAGTGCCGACCCGCAATATTGAACAGCTTGGCGATGCCCTGAACTACCTGGACGATAACGCCATGTCTAAGGGCGGCGATATCATCAATGTGCTGCAGCGCATGGGAGGCGTGGCCGACCGGCTTGATTTCCGAAAGGCGGCCGCGCTGGGTTCCACCTTCCTGTCTCTGGGCGCCGCGCCTGAAATTGCCGCCAGCGCATCAAATGCGATGGTGCGTGAACTGTCGATTGCAACCATGCAGAGCAAGCGGTTCATGGAAGGTATGGATCTGCTGAAACTCAATCCAGAAGAGATTGAAAAGCAGATGACAAAGGACGCAATGGGGACCATTCAGCGTGTGCTGGAGAAGGTCAACAAACTGCCGCAGGACAAGCGCCTGTCCGCCATGACGATGATATTTGGCAAGGAGTTTGGCGACGATGCGGCGAAGCTGGCAAACAACCTGCCGGAGCTGCAGCGACAGCTGAAACTTACCTCAGGCACTGAGGCTAACGGCTCCATGCAGAAAGAATCCGATATCAATAAGGATTCACTTTCCGCGCAGTGGTTGCTTGTTAAAACGGGCGCGCAGAACGCTTTCAGTAGCCTGGGTGAAACCCTGCGCCAGCCGCTGATGGATATCATGGGGTACGTCAAAAGCGTTACCGGGGCACTGCGTCGATGGGTTGAGGCTAACCCGCTGCTGGCGGGCACGCTGATGAAAGTGGCTGCAGCCACAGCTGCGATCACCGTTGCGCTCGGCACGCTGGCGGTGGCCGTGGCTGCCGTGCTGGGGCCGCTGGCGGTGATCCGTTTTGGCCTGTCCGTGCTTGGTGTAAAAACACTCCCCTCCGTTATGTCTGCAGTGACCCGCACCGGCGGCGCGCTGTCCTGGCTGGCAAATGCGCCGCTTTCCCTGTTGCGCCGTGGCCTGGCTGCATCCGGCAGCAACGCCGGATTGCTGGCGTCTCCCCTTAACTCCCTGCGCCGTTCTGCCGGGCTGGCTGGCAATGCGCTGAAAGCGCTGGCCGGTGCGCCGCTTGCTGTCCTTCGCGGCGGAATGTCTGGTATTCGCAACATTATCGGCATGGTAATGAATCCGCTGGCCGCGTTGCGCGGGGGATTATCCGCAGCGGGTGGCGTGCTGCGTTTTCTGGCGTCCGGCCCGCTGGCCCTCCTTCGCGTTGCGCTGTACGGGATTTCTGGATTGCTGGGCGCCCTGCTTAGTCCGATAGGGCTCGTTGTGGCGGCGCTGGCTGGCGTGGCGCTGGTTGTCTGGAAATACTGGCAGCCGATAAGCGCATTTTTAGGCGGAGTGGTTGAAGGATTCAAAGCTGCAGCTGCGCCTATCAGTGCGGCGTTTGAGCCACTGCAGCCTGTTTTCCAGTGGATAGGTGACAAGGTCCAGGCATTGTGGGGCTGGTTTACTGATCTGCTGACGCCGGTTAAATCCACCTCTGCAGAGCTGCAAAGCGCGGCGTCGATGGGGCGGCAGTTTGGGGAGGCGCTGGCGGCAGGGCTGAACATGGTAATGCACCCGCTGGATTCGCTTAAATCGGGCGTGTCCTGGCTGCTTGAAAAACTCGGCATTGTCAGCAAGGAGGCGGCCAAAGCGAAGCTTCCTGAGCAGGTCACGCGGCAGCAGCCAGCCACGGTAAACACAGACGGTAAAGTGGTGCTGCCGCCTGGCGGATTCCCGACGATGGGTTTTGCTGGCATGTACGACAGCGGCGGTACCATTCCGCGCGGCCAGTTCGGCATCGTGGGCGAGAATGGCCCTGAGATTGTTAACGGACCCGCCCATGTCACCGGCAGGAAACGGACTGCTGATCTGGCGAGGGTGGCGGCAACGCTCAATCCTTCCCGGACGGAACCGGCCAGCGCTAAACAACGTCCTGAACGCGGGATAGTTCTGCCGCCTGATAGTGTGAACGGTTCGGCAAATCTTCCGGTAATCAATCGCACTACTGAACTGGTGAAACTGGCGCCAACAGTAAGCCCCGTTCGTGATTTAACAGCCAGCCCGGAGCAACGGCCTGAAAGCAGGTTAATACTGCTTCCTGAGATTGTTAACGCCCCGGTAAAACTTCCTGGTCAGGATCGTGCTGCGGAGCTGGCTGATATCGCTGCAGCTGTCATGCCAGCACCGGCCATTACGGAAATCACGGATAAGAGGGCTGACCCGGTGGCTATGCGCCAGAAGATGTTCGCTTCCGTCGTCGCTGGGGTAATGGGCCTGGCGGCTGCCCCGGCAGAAGCTGCGCCAATTCATCCGTACAGTGTACCTGTCAGGACGCAATCGGCGCCGTCGGCGAAGGCAGAAAGACAGCCGCAGGTAATTAAGTACGAGATAAGCGCGCCAATTCATATTGTCGCCCAGCCAGGGCAAAGCGCGCAGGATATCGCCCGAGAGGTGGCCCGGCAGCTTGATGAGCGAGAGCGCAGGGCCAGGGCAAAAACACGCAGTAATTTCAGTGATCGAGGGGGTTACGAATAATGATGATGGTGCTGGGGTTGTACGTATTCATGCTGCGAACCGTGCCCTATCAGGAGCTGCAGTATCAGCGCAGCTGGCGGCACGCAGCAAACAGCCGGGTTAACCGGCGCCCGTCAACGCAGTTTCTTGGGCCGGATAACGATTCTCTTACTCTGTCCGGCGTCCTGCTGCCGGAGATTACCGGCGGCAGGTTGTCTTTGCTGGCGCTGGAGCAGATGGCGGAGCTGGGGAAAGCCTGGCCTCTGATTGAGGGGAGCGGGACGATTTACGGCATGTTTGTGATAGAGAGTCTGAGCCAGACAAAAACAGAATTTTTTGAGAGCGGTATGCCCCGGCGCATCGAATTTTCGCTGAGCCTGAAAAGGGTGGATGAATCGCTGTCTGATATGTTTGGCAGCCTCAGCGATCAGCTCAGTAATTTGCAGGACTCCGCCACCTCTGCGATAGGAAATATGAAAAATACGGTTGGGGGGTTACTACAGTGAATTTCATCTCTGATCTCCTGAACCTGAACAGCAAAACCCCCGGTTTCAGCATCACCATTGAAGGTAAAGATGTGACTACCGTGCTGGATGCGCGCCTGATGAGTCTGACGCTGACGGATAACCGGGGCTTTGAAGCGGACCAGCTTGATCTGGAACTGGACGATTCGGACGGGCAAATCGTTCTGCCGCGTCGTGGGGCTATTATTCAGTTTGCGCTGGGGTGGAAAGGTCAGCCGCTTTTTCCGAAAGGGGCCTTTACTGTCGATGAGATTGAGCACAGCGGTGCGCCTGACCGTCTCACAATTCGCGCGCGTAGTGCAGATTTCCGTGAATCCCTGAACACGCGGCGTGAAAAGTCCTGGCACCAGACAACGGTGGGCGAAGTTGTGAAGGAAATCGCCGCCAGGCATAAATTAAAAATGGCGCTGGGGCAGGACCTGATGGACAAGTCTGTGGATCATCTTGACCAGACCAACGAGAGCGATGCGAGTTTCCTGATGAAGCTGGCGCGACAATATGGGGCGATAGCCTCAGTTAAGGACGGCAATCTGTTGTTTATCCGCCAGGGGCAGGGCAGAACGGCAAGCGGTAAGCCGCTGCCGGTTATCACCATAACCCGCCAGGCCGGTGACGGTCATCGTTTTACCCTGGCAGATCGCGATGCTTATACGGGGGTGATTGCCAGCTGGCTCCATACCCGTGAGCCAAAGAAAAAAGAGACGGCAAAGGTTAAGCGCCGTCGAAAGAAAACCACCCCGGCAAAGGAGCCGGAAGCAAAGCAGGGAGATTACCTGGTTGGAACGGACGAAAACGTGCTGGTACTCAACAGAACTTATGCAAACCGCAGCAATGCAGAGCGAGCGGCAAAGATGCAGTGGGAGCGCCTGCAGCGCGGGGTTGCAACATTCTCCCTGCAGCTCGCAGAGGGAAGGGCTGATCTGTATACCGAAATGCCGGTGAAGGTGAGCGGCTTTAAACAGCCCATTGATGATGCCGAATGGACCATTACCACGCTGACGCATAGTGTCAGTGCAGATAATGGTTTCACTACGACTCTAGAGCTTGAGGTAAAGATAGATGATTTAGAAATGGAATGATAATGTTCACAAAATGGATGTTCGTGTATCATTATGGCATTGCGGGTAATGACTTGGGGAGAAACGGATATGATGAATTGTCCGAAATGCGGACACGCGGCACATACTCGCAGTAGCTTTCGTGTATCAGATAATACGAAAGAGCGTTATTGCCAGTGCCAAAACATAAACTGTGGAACCACTTTTGTCACTCATGAAACCGTAGTGCGCTTTATTGTAACACCCGGACAGGTCGATCATGTGCCTCCGCACCCTTTAAACAGTGGTCAGGGACACATGAATTTTTGACAAACTAACCCGCTTCGGCGGGTTTTTTATTTGTGGCAGCTTATTTCCTGCTGCCATTTTGCTGCCAATGATGAAACCATAAACAAAAAAACCACTCGCTAGAGTGGCTTAATTATGTGATTTTAAAGCTAAAATTTGGTGGCCCCTGCTGGACTTGAACCAGCGACCAAGCGATTATGAGTCGCCTGCTCTAACCACTGAGCTAAGGGGCCGTGGCGCTGGATTATAAAGTAACTGGCGACGCCAATCCAGTCTCGGTGTCGCGGCTGCTGAATTTGTAAGCAGGCGCGGCGTAAGTCTTTATACTTTACAGATCCGAGAGTTAACAGGAGAGGACATGATTAACGATATTCTTGAGCCGGGTCTGCGGGTGGTCTTTTGCGGGATCAATCCGGGAAAGTCGTCGGCGCATACGGGCTTTCATTTTGCGCATCCGGGTAATCGCTTCTGGAAGGTTATTCATCTGGCCGGGTTTACGGATCGCCAGCTGAAGCCTGAAGAAGAGCGCCATTTGCTGGATACGCGCTGTGGCATCACGAAACTCGTGGAGCGCCCGACGGTGCAGGCGAACGAAGTGGACGTAAAAGAATTGCATGAAGGCGGGCGCAATTTGATTAAAAAAATCGAAGATTTTCAGCCAGATGCGCTCGCGGTGCTGGGCAAAAAAGCCTATGAGCAAGCATTCAGTCAGCGCGGTGTGAAGTGGGGTAAACAGAAGCTTAAAATCGGTAAGACGGAAATTTGGGTGCTGCCGAACCCGAGCGGGCTGAATCGCGCTTCGCTCGATAAGCTGGTGGAAGCCTACCGGGAGCTTGACGACGCGCTGGTGGCGCGCGGCAGATAG